AGGAATTTGTATGGCCGCACCGAAACGAAAGCCTTTTCAGATTCACAAGGATCGAGTTGAGATTGCAACTCTCTACCTGCAGGGGAAGTTACAGTTCGAGATTGCACAGATTCTTTCCACAGATCAAGCGCGTGGGTACACCCTGACCCAACAGACGATTTCCCGCGATCTCAAGATGATTCAGCGAGATTGGCAGAGAAGTACCATCGTCAAATTCGATGAGGCACGCGCGCAGGAGCTGGCAAAGATCGACAATCTTGAGAGAGAGTACTGGAGGGCCTGGGAGCGGTCGAAGACGGAGAAGAAACACAGTGAGAAGGAAAAGACCGAAGGCGTGCAATTGAAAGAGGTTACGCGTGTTGAAAAGTGGGAGCTAATTGGTGATCATCGTTTCCTCGAAGGTATTCAGTGGTGTATCAACCGGCGCTGCGAGCTGCTCGGGCTGGATGCTCCCAAGCGGATGCATATTTTTGAGGAAGATCTACTGTCCAAGATCAACTGGGATTCTCTCACAAGAGAACAAATGCAGCGGATCGTGAATGGGGAAGAACCTACCAAAGTCATCCCCGGTTTTAAGTTCAACTGATCTGCTCAGAATCCGTGCCCGGGCATCACTGGAACTCAAAAACCGAGAGACGCATGGTTTCCGGTCCTTTGTCGACAAAGTCAACCCGCATTTCATCTGGTACCGGGTGTCTGTCGTTCTGGGGAACGTTCTCGAGCGCGTTGCAGCCGGCGAACTGAAGCGAGTAATGATCTTTGAACCACCACGACATGGAAAAAGTGAAGAAGCCAGTCGACTGTTTCCGGCCTATTACATGTATCGATATCCCGAGAGGAAGATCGGGATTTGCTCCTATGGTGCCGATATCGCCTGGGGACTCAGCCGGGATGCTCGCGACTATTACCTGCGGTCCGAACGGAGCATTCGGGCGGACGTAGCTGCCACCCGGGAGTGGCACAATCCCCGGGGAGGAGTCCTCTGGGCAGCCGGCGTCGGAGGACCTATCACTGGCCGGGGATTCGATCTCGGGATCATCGACGATCCGATCAAGAATGTGGAAGAGGCCTACTCGCTCACCATCAGGGAGAATGAGAAGCAATGGTGGCGGTCGACATTCTATACCCGGGCGGAGCCGAACGCAGCGATTGTCATCATACAGACCCGATGGCACGAAGACGACTTGTGCGGGTGGTTGCTGCAACAGGAACGCGATGAGCCACAACATTGGCATATCGTCATCCTCGAAGCGTTGAAGGAATCGGTGAAGCCGAAGATTCCGGAGACGTGCACGATCGAGCCGGATTGGCGGAAGCTTGGACAGGCGCTTTGTCCGGAGCGGTACGACGAGAAGCTTCTGGCGACGATCAAGGGACAAGTTGGTTCACAATTCTGGAGTGCACTCTACCAGCAGCGGCCAACCGCTTTGGAGGGCGATGTGTGGAAACGCCAATGGTTCAAGAAATTCAAGTCGATCAGGAACCTTGAGGTCGAAGACGTCGGCTATGACTGGGATCCTGCGTATACCGAGAACGAGCGGAACAGCGCCTCGGCATATATCAAAGCTGGTAAGGACAAATTCAACAACGTGTATGTCTTGGATGTCGATTTCCGCTGGCTGCAGTTCCCGGATCTCATCCGTTGGATGGAGGAGTGTGAAGGTCCCCATTTTGTGGAAGCGAAGGCCAGCGGCAAGTCTGCCGTCCAATCACTGAAGAAACAGGAAATTGCGGCGGAGGAAATTGAGATCCAGGGCGGATCCGATAAGATCGCCCGGGCCCGATTGGCGAGCCCAGCAGCGGAAAGCGGTCACATCTTTGTTCACGAATCCATTTTTGAAAAGCTGCTCGACGATCCCCGACAAGGATTGTTGCACTTTCCGAGTGGCGTCTATTCCGATGTCAACGATGCGTTCGTGCAAATGATCAATCGCTTGTACCGGCCCGGTCCGCCTGCGGCAGCAGCCGGCATCAGGATGAAAGATGGCAAAGACCACAAAAAGAAGTCCAAGAAACCTCATCAGTATGATCCCAAGTTCCGCCAACGACGTCAACGATCATTTTAGGGGAGAACCATAATGAAGAACAGTCAGCCGTTCTCAATCCGCCTGGTCGGCGCACTTGATGTACTCACCGGCGGTAAGATCTCAGCGCATTATCTGCAAGCGGCCGTTGCCCTCGAGGGGACGGATCAGGCCGATGAAGCAAAGTACCGGAGGTTCTCTCAGAAGAATGTTCGGGATCTCTCGCCGCTGCAGTTTCAGAAGATCCAGAAGATGTCGTTCTATCAGTGGCAACGATACCCGCTGGCGAAGCGGATCATTGACATCCTGGTCGATTTCATTGTGGGCGAGGACCTTGCTGTCAAGGTGAAGATTATGAAACGAGAGGACGCCGGCGATGTGGACACCACAAAGGCGGACGGCCAGCAAGTCTGGGACGACTTCTACGAGGATCCGATCAATCGGCTCGACGAGGATCTGTCGACGATCATCTCGGACTATCTCATCAATGGGGAGCTCGTCCTTCCGACGTTTGTGAATGACATGACGGGGAAAGTCCGTCTAGGCTACATCGATCCGGCATTCATCAGGGAAGTGAAATCGGTGCCGAAGAATGCAAGAGAGATCGATATGCTGATCCTCATTCCTCCGGAGGATACGAAGGAAATCCCACTGAAGGTCATCCGGTATGACGATCAACCCGAATCGCCAACGTTCGGGAAGCTTGCCGGCGAGGGGTTCTTCTTTCGGATCAACTATGTCACGACGCAGACCCGGGGCCATGGCGAACTCACGCAGCATCTGGACTGGATCGACGCGTTCGAACAGTTTCTCTTCGGCGTGCTCGATGGGTTCGATGCGCGCAACACGTTTTTCTACGATCTGAAGTTGGAGGGCGAGAAGAAGGAGAACATCGACAAGATGGAGGTCCCGCGGCCGCAGAGCGGAGAGGTCAAAATCCATAACGAAAAAGCGGAATGGAGCGTGAAATCTCCAGATCTCAAAGCCGTGGACGCGAGCGAAGCAACGAGACTCATCAGGAATTTCATCGTTGGAACGAAAGGATTTCCCGATCATTGGTTCGGAGAAGGGTCTGACGTCAACCTGGCAACAGCACAGGTCATGAGCAAACCGACCGTTCGCATGATCAAGCGGAAACAGCAGACGGTGAAGATCATGCTGAGGACAATCGCCGAGTACGTCCTTCAATGTGCCGTCGATAAGAAGCAGATCACACTCGAGAAGGACGAGTATTTTGACGTGGAGGTTTCGATGTTCGACGTCGAGCGCCAGGACTCGGCCGTCATCGGGAATGCTTTCGTGCAGATCGTCACGGCGCTGAAGATCGGGACTCAGGCTGGATGGATATCAGACGAAACTGCGAAGAAGATCATCGACGGTATCGTCGGCATGCTGGGAGTGGAAGTCGATGCGAACGAGAAGGTCGAGGACATCAAGGCCAAGAACAAAACGCAGCAAGATGAGGATGCACTCGAAGGTGCTCCACCGCTCAACGAATTCTTGAATCAACAAAAGCAGAAAGGCCAGGCGGCCTGATGTCTCGCAGAGATATCACGAGAGTCATTCAGACTTACATCAAGAAAGCGGAGGGCCTCGCCGATTCTTCAAGCGGCGATTTTCTCAAAGTGATCGACGAATGGCGTCGGCGGGTTGTCCTGGTCCTCGTGGAAGCGGGAGAGGTGAACCCTATCACGGACGACATGATCAAGCAGCGCATCGATCAGATCAATGAGCAGTTCCGGCAGAAGCTCGAGCCGGTCTTGTCGGACAATCAGCGCCGGCTTTTCATCAAGGGAATCCAGCTCGTCGACAAGGCGCTCGAGGCTGGGAATATCAGAACCGCGATGCCGTATTTGTCGGAACAGAAACTGCAGCGGCTGAATCAGTACGGAGCGGAGCATATCAAGGGATTGGCAGACTACGCCAGGAGCAAGATTGCCCAGGAGATCGATCTGGCTGTCCTTGGTCAGAAGCCACAGCAGCAGGTAATTGAAGCGATCGGCCGGAAGCTGGATTCGGCTTCCGTGTTCGGCACGATCGCCAGGCGGGCGGAGGTTATCCTCAAGACCGAGGTGAACAGGATCAACCAGATGGCGACGGCCGACCGGTTGAAACAGGTTTCCATCCAAGTGCAGGACCTGAAGAAACGCTGGATTCACTCGCATGTCGGGATTCCCCGGCCCGGGCATCTGATGCTCCACCTGGTCACGATCGATGTCAAGGAGAAGTTCGAGCTTTTGGGGGCTGATGGCCAAATATACTACGTCGACGGGCCATATGATCCCATCCTGCCGGCGGGCGAGATCGTGGAATGCAAGTGCAAGGTGATTCCCGTCCTGATGAGATTTGAGCCAGTAAGCGCGGCCGGTTAAATTTCTCACTTGTGCTTGATTCTGTAGAGCGTATCTTTGTATCAACTTTTGTCACGCCCGGGATGACCGGTGCTCCTTGACCGATCCAGCAATGGACGGTCCTGAGGGCAAGTGAAATGGGAACACGCGAGTCGTGTTCCGCTTTCGCTTGCCCTTTTTTCTTGTACACACAACTGGAGGATTTGGTTATGGGAAAGTTCAAACTCGACGAGCTCGTCGAAAAGTACAAAGCTCTCCGCAACAAATTGGAGAAGCTTCAGTCCACTTCCGGTACGACACCGGATCAGGTCAATGAAGTGCTGAAGGAGCTCGAGACGACATCGATGCTCATCACAGAGCTGCAAAAGGAAGAGGACTTAGAGATAGCCAAGAAGGCGCCGGTCAGCAAGATCACACAGGAGATCTTCGCCGCGCTGAAGCGTCAGCTCCTGGAGGTCGCGCCCCGGGTGAAGA